AGTTGTAGCTCTGCTTGTTTAATTTGCATATCGGCTTGGTCTTTCTGAGCCTTACGTTGTACTTCTTGCTGCTTAACCTGTAGCTCCGCTTGCTGCATTTGAACTATAGGATCTTTTGCCTTTTTCTGAGCTTCTTTCTGTGCGTTCTCTTGTTGGTGCTGCTGAGTAAGCTGCTTGCCCCCTTCCGCTACGAGTCTTGCTAACTGAATTTCAGTTTCTTCTGTCATCTCGTGATTAGGTGGTGGTAGGGTAACACCAAGTTTCTCTTCCATCTGAGAACGGTAGTTGAACCCTAAGTGTTCTGCGATATGGGCATTAAGTGCTACCATGATCTGTTGTGCTTTGGGGTTCTGCCCGATAGTCTGGGCAATCATAGGATCTTTCATAAACGCTGTGTGCGCTCCTATGTGTGCCTCGTGGTCTTGATAGATAAACGCTTTTATGGGAGTGCCAGTTAGTGCATTCATGTTTTCGCTTACGGGATCAGAAGGTTTCACATCATCTTCCGTAGGTACTAGTTTGTCAGCGTTCTTAACGCCGAGCACTTCAATCATTTGTCGATGTAATTGAGGTAGGTTGTATATCTGTGGTGCCTGTTGTGACATCTGTAGTACTGCTTGATACTGTACTACTCGTTGTGCCATTGTGGAGCTATTAGGATCGCTTACAGGGACTACATCGACCATAGCGTAGTCTGACTGTCGTGCTGATACTTCACCTCTGTTAGGCTGGTAGGAGTACTCTTCAGGAGCTTCCTCGGCCATGATAGCTTTGAGCATCTTAAACTCTAACTTCATAGCGTAATGTACACGGGCCATTACTGCGGCCATTGGTTTTAACGTACGCTCTAGCAATGCTAGGGTAGTTCCTACAGGAGCGTTAGCTGACATGTCAGATACATCCATATCTGCAATAGCACCTAAACGACGGCCCTCAGTAGTAATTTGGTTAAGTAACGCTAACAGTGTTTGGCTAGGCTCCTTATAAGGAAGGGGCATTATATTCTCTCTAATGCTACCTGATGGTACGTCTACATCCTTCCATTCGCCCGGTTCTATGGGGGTGTCATCCCCTTTAATCCGTAGCCCGCGAGCCTTTAGACCCCCCGGAAGATTAGATAGGGTACCAGCGTCCACTAGCTGACGTATGATGGATGTTCCCGCTCTAGCGTAACCACCAATAATGTGGATCAGTCCAAGGCCATAGAAGCCAAATCCGGGGACATATACGTAATGTACAAAGTGTTGACGCTTCAATGTTAAGGCGTCTTCTTCGTCCCAGTTACGACGTATAGACAGTACTTCTTCAGTTCCACGCTCAATAGTTATAATATAAGGCCTAGCAATACCGTCTTCGTCATCTACACCTTCTATTATAAGATCAGCATGTATCTCATATATAGTGTATCGCTCATCGTCAGTGATTGAATAACCACCTTCTTCAGCTTTACGCTTCTCAATATCAGTGTGGAATGCTACGGGGTCACCAAGTTCAACGCCAGAATAAAAACCACTTACTTGTAGCTTACGTATGTCATTCTTAGTTTTACGCATGACGTGAGTGACACGCTCTGCGGACTCAATATTAGAACACCCATAAGGCACAATAACGTCTTCTGCGGGGATATAGATAGCTGTTTGCCTACCTATGTTAGCGTCGAAATAGACCTTCTTAAACGCTGATCCTGCTAGTCCTAGGCTATATAGCATACGCTCGTGCTCAGGACGATACTCGACCATATTCTCGGTCAACTCGTAGTTCATGTCAGCTTTTACACGTTCAGCAGCTTCTTCTTTCTCTTTAGTCTCCTCACCCAGTATTTTTACTTTAACTGGCCCTGCTGCGGGGAATGTCTCACTCATTGTCTCCGCTTGGAAACGAATAGCTGCTTCAGCTAAAACTGTGGAGTTAACACCACATGCGCCTTCCCAAGGAGTAGTACGTTCTTCATACTTGAATCCTAGAATATCTAGACCCTTAACATACGTGTCAGCCCACTCTTTTCGGCTATCTACGTCAGAATCTACCATTTCTAGTAATTCACCTGCTAACTCGTTTACAAGTCCTTCATCGAGGATTTCTATTAGGTTGACATCAAAGTCCGCCATATCTATGTCAGAACCCTCCGGTATAATAGTAATCTCTACACTACCATCATCTAGAGTCACCATATCAGGGTTAACGATGTCGATTTCTAGTGCCTGCTCAACAAGCTCCCCTTCCATGCCTTCTTCTATATCTTCTTCTATACCCTTGGGGGCAGAGTATATGCCTTTCTCAATCGCCATGATTTAACCTCTTAATAAAACCCGCTACCGCGTTGTTTAAAGTATTTAATGTCTTCTGGCTCATCAGAAGGTAGACGTATAAAGCCACCTTGTCGGAACCGCATAAGTGCCATAACCGTAGAATCCACTAAGTCATCGTTACTCATAAACGGGAAGCCAGCGATCTCTTCAACTACTTCCTCTGCCCAACGAGTTTGTGGAACCCAACACAATCCAGATGCTACAATATCAGATACAGAGTTTAATCGCGCTAGTTTATCACCAGAACCTCTATGAGGGGTATATTCTTGTACAAGTAGGCCCATTCGTCGCATTTCTTGGTATAATGCCACACCAGAACTCTTTTTCTCCACGATAAACGCGTCTGGCTCCCAATCTGTGTACTGCTCCATAGCTAGCTCTTTAAGCTCTGGAAACTCTAATCTCTCCTTAATACTATTAAGTAATATAATATTATACGCAGAAGTCTCTTCATTAAGAAACACACCCCATGTGGTCAGTGCTGTGTAGTCAGCGCGGTTGTGCTTCTCTGCTGCGGAGTCCAAAGACATTATCACATACTCACAAGAAGGAGGATCTTCCTTCTCCCACTCGTTCCACCACTCACGTTTAACTATAGCAGCTTCTTCAGCGGTGGGTTGCTGTTGATACTGAGCGTTCCACTGAAACACGGGCATAGACGCTTTAGTACGTAACAAGGCTTCTATGTCAAAAAACTCAGGCCACAGGGGTTTATCTACAGGCTTGCCTGTATCTGGGTCGTCCACATGCAGGATAGCAGGGAACTCTATAACTTCATACTGATCTGCTCGCTCGTTATTAGCCATATCCTTGACTACACGGCCTGTCAGGTCGTCCATATGCCACCGAGTCTGGATAATAGCTATACTACCCCCCGGCATTAAGCGCGTACGAGCACCGAATGTGAACCACTCGTATGCCTTCTCAAACACAGAGAAGTTACCATTAATCACGTCTTGCTCAGAGTGTGGGTCATCTACAAGTAACAAGTGAGCACCACGTCCTGCTAGTGCGGAGCCTACACCACAGGCATAATACTCTCCACCTGTGTTAGTACTCCATCGACCTGCTGATTTAGAGTCACTGGCTAGCTTTACAGTAGGAAATATACTCCTATAAGCCTCACTAGCGATGATATTACGCACTTTACGACCAAAATCTACCGCAAGATCGGTTGTGTGCGACACCATCATCACTTTTTTGTTGGGATTACGGCCTAAATACCACGCCGGATAGAAAATAGACACTAATTGGGACTTTCCATGACGTGGTGGGATGTTTACACAGGCTCTATCCTTGTCTCCAAGCTCAACCTCCATCAAAAGGTTGGCTAGAATGCGGTGATGCTTACCTACAATGAAGTCAGGCATCATAGCTTTACAAAATTCTATCAGATCATCGTACGCTAGTTTGTTTTTGCGCCTAATATCTAGCTCATCTACGAGTCTTTCTATCTCTACCACTTCGTCGGGGCTAAAACTGTCTATATTGTCCAACATATGCTGGATTTCGTCCTGCGTAAAGTCCGTAGCTACACTACTCACTCGCAGATATCCCCAATTCAACGTCTAAGTCTATAATCTCCCCGTCCAGAACTATCTCCTCGACAGGGTTCACTAGCTTCTCTAGCTTCCTACGCAGTTTTGCCTTCAAATCGTCCGTTGACTGGTGTGTAACAGTCACTTCAGACTTCTCAGCGAACAACCCTACATCTGAAATCTTACCTAACAGCTCTAATGCTCGGATACGAACGCGTGGATCGGGATTCTCTGTCTCTAAGATCAGCTTATTGGTCACTAAGTGCCGTACTGTCACAGCAGACTCGACTACTGAGGCACCAAATTCTGTGAGGATGTTCCCTGTTAGCACCAAAGAGGCAGGTGTTAGGGTAGACATTCGCTTAGATGTGGCTTTCTGGGATGTTTTTTCGGGGTCGTCGGCATACGCTAGGGCAATCTTAGCGGCCACGTCTTCATCTTCTTTATTGGGCTTCAATTCTAACCCGTGTTCTGCTAGCTCTAAGGCTGTTGTTCTTGCTGCTTGCGTACGGACAGTCAAGTCCACCGCAGGGTCGTCATCAAATAGCGGAACCCCAATTTCTGGTTCGATTTTAATCGTCATATCATAGTCGCAGGTTATTCACCGGAGGTGCCTTTGTAACACAATAAAATTTTTTTTACTAGCCTTTCTAAAACAAG